TGTCTAGTCTACGAAGATTGACACCTCAGTATAACTATGTTATACTTATTTTTCCATAAGGGGTTTCCCCCTTTATGGGTGATTAACTCAGTGGTAGAGTGACTGCTTTACACGCAGTAGGTCACTGGTTCAAATCCAGTATTACCCATTCGTAATGTAATTATTATGCAAATTATTCCAGCATTTTCTTATCCCATCCTCACGGATGACTTTGATATTCAAGACACTGTTATTAAGAAGTTAGATCTTAATTGGGATGATGTTAAGAGAGAGGATGATGTATTTCTCTATGATGGTAAACTGCCTGGTATGGAAGGATTCTATACTTGGGTTGAGGATAAGGCACAATATTTTCTGAAAGAGATTCTTGGTTATAGTAACACAGTCTCTATCAATCATACCGAAGTTCAGGTATCTCAGTTAGGAACTCAAATTCCTGCTCATACATCTCGTGGAACTTATCTCACGGGATACTTTATGGTAAAGTATAATGAGAAGGACGGTCATACTCCATTAGTATTTGAGAATCCATTCAAGAATACATACGTTCCTGTCATTGAATTGGATGAAGAGAAACCAACAATGTGGAATACTTCTAATTTTATTGCACCTGTTGCTGAAGGTCAGTTGATTCTATTCCCATCTAATTTAGTACACTTTTATCCTAAGATGGAGGGTGATGATCGTGTTATCATCGCCTTTGATTTTGTCGCTAAATAATACTACGCTAATTAAAAAGAATGTCTGCATACGTTGACAATATTGTAGGTGAATCTTCTACCGATTTCTTGGGTAAAGATGGATTTATCTGGTGGGTTGGTGAAGTTGAGGATACTAAGGATCCTCAATTTATTGGTAGAGTAAAAGTCAGAGTTCTTGGATTTTATACTGGTCCAGAAGCAGGATTTCAGAAAGATCTATCCACTAAAGATTTGCCGTGGGCAAGTGTACTTCAACCAACAGATCAACCAGGCGTTGAAGGTTTAGGTAAGTCTTCACATCAGTTACGTCCTGGTGCTATTGTAATGGGTTTCTTCCTTGATGGTGAGGAAGCACAGTTCCCCATTGTTATGGGTGTTCTCAGGATTAGTCAGAATCAAGGTACGTCACTAGAAGGGAAAGATAGTACCTTCTTGTTTACTAATGCTCCTAATAGGGAAGATATTAACCCAGTAAACAAAGAAGTTGGTGCTAGTTCTGCCGATATTAATAAAACTCAAAACCAAAGTAGTGGTAGTAATACTGTAAAGACACCTGGAGAACCAGACGCTAAGGTTACTGCTAGCAGTCCAAATAGTGCAGCGCAAAAAGCACCTGCAACAGCATCAAACCAGACAAAACCAACTGTTAGGAGTTCTGGTACACCCGCCGCATCTGGAGTTGGTGGACCTTGGAAAACTTTAGAAATTAAAATAACCCAACTTGTAGAAGACTTAGTTGGAGCAGCATCATCCGTTGTTCAAAATGAGAATGGTGATTTTGTTGATGTATTTGAGAATAAGATCGTTAGGATGGAGGAGTTTACTGATAAGATTCAGAACTTCTTGAGTGCTGTATTCTCTCAAGTTATATCTGCTGCCAAAGAACAACTTACTATTGTTGCAGGTCAAGGACTAACAGCAGCAGGAGTCATTGCGAAGTTTACTGGTATTCCATATGTTGTATTGAAACTTGTCCAGACAATCATTGAACTTCTCCTATCACAAATTTGTGGTCTAGATTCCCTCATTTTTGATATGCTACAGAACCCTATGGGTGTAGTTACTGGCATTGCTGATGATTTGATTTCTGGAGCACTCTCCAAAGCAGAGGCAGCAGTTGCTGGAGTTCAGGATATTATTAATCAAGTAACATGTTCCATTCAAAATGGACTTGGTATGGTAAAGCAAGTGCTTGATTTAGTTAAAACAGCAACGCAAGTTGCTGAAGGATTTGAAACATTGAAAGATACGTTTGAAAGCGGTGCAGATATTTTCAATAAAGCAACTAATATTAGTAAACTTGACATTGCTAGTATTGGACAGATCATTAGTCTAATCTTTACTCTATTTGATTTTGGTGGATGTAATAGAAAACCAGGAGACCGAGCGAGAACGAGTAAACAATTTTTCCCATTCTTTGGAGTAACTGGATGTAGTTCTTCTGACTTGGGTGGTCCACCTGGAGGTGGAAAGTCATACCCTAATTGTGGTGACTCTGGTGGAGGTGGAGGGATCATTGATTCTATTTTCAATGATGCTGATCCATATCTAAATGCTGCAACCAGTTTTATTAACGGTGCATATAATTTACAATTAAGTACTCCTGGTAGAGAAGCGTCCATCACTAGGATGGCATCTGGTGCTACTATTACTGACGTTGCTATTGAAAACCAACAGCATGCAAAATATAAGGTACTGTCAAAGCAAAATAAAAGTGTTGAAAATGCAGCAGCAGATGCTAAAAAATTAAATAGTGCTAAGACTGACGCTGCTGATCCTTTACTAGGAACTAATGTTGACATCCCTGGTAATTTTACAGCGGATTTCAAAAAAGACATGTGCTATACCATCGGTAAGGATAATATCATTACCATTGATGGTGACTATCGTCTTAAAATATCTGGAGATATGCACCTTGAAGTTGGTGGTGGTTTCTTCCTTGATTGTTCAGGTGGTCCTGGTCCTGGAGATACTCAGACTCAGAAATCTACTATGAACTTTGCATCCGATCTTGCTATTGATGTTAAAGGACATCTTCAGACTCAAGCAATCGGTAATACTGTTGCGGGTAAAGGTGGCACAAACGCTGAAATCGTCGCTCCTACTGGTAACACCAAGATTGATTGTCAGGGATATGAAATTAATGCATGTGATGTTAACATCAATGCAGGCAATGCACTAACATTTACTGCTCCCGCTGAGTATCACTTCATCAACACTATTGGTGGCATTATTCCTAAGGGTAAGTCTGGTATCTTTACCACTTGTGCTGGTCCTATTGACTATGTTATGCTTCCTGCTCCTACATTTGATCCTATTCCTAGATTTTCAGTTAATACTGTTGGACCATTTATTGTAAACTGTGCTGCTGGTGGTGCTCTATTTACAATCGGTGCAGGTGCTTTTGCTGTTAATGTTGCCGCTGGTGCCATCACGATGAACGCTTCCGCTGCTGCAAGTATGGTTGCTGGTGCTGCTGTGAACATCACCGCTGCTGCCATCTGCAAAATTTCTGCTGCAACCATCTTGCTAAACTGACTCAGGTATGCTATACTAGGTGGGTATTAGACCTATCTTCATGGACACCTACCTACAGCACGTTTTCGTGAATCTTTCTAAACGTCAAGTTATTATGCTAGACGATGAAGGATATGATGAGACAGTATGTTGGAAGTTTGATGAAGAAGGTGCAGAAGGATTCTCTGAGACACTAGAATCATTTCGCGCACTTAATCAACCAGACCTATTTACATATACCTATGAAGTTGCCTCTTGAAATCACATTTGATGAACTTGAAAAGAACTTTGAGTTTATTGTAGACCTATGTCATAGTAATCAACAACCATTCCGAATTAATAAGGATGGTAAACATTTTATGCTGATCCCAGTAATAGAAAAGACTACAATTAATCCTGAAATCGTTGATCAAATTGAGGAGTTGAAAACCGAATGGATGCAACAAATGGAAGCGAAGAGTTCATCCGAGTAATTGAAGGAACTTATACTAACAAGAAACAAGCACAATCAGATCCAACAGGATTTATTTGGGCATGGATACAGTGGATAAATTTAGGGGATTCTAAACTACAATCACGTCAATGGTATCATCATGATGGCGAAGTTTATCGTGAGCGTAATTTTAAGGTACAACAATTAGATAATACTATTATCCTTGTCAATCATACTCTTGATTGGAAATCTGTAGGATGTGATATACAATGGTTTGCTGCACATGATGGGTGGAAGAGCGAAGGCAGTTGCATAGTTTCTGATCTTGAGGTATACTATACTGGATACCTAACTAAAGATCAGTATCGTTCATGGGATCGTGGATTTGTGGATGGTAAACAAACAATCGGGAACACTAAAAGTGAATTCATCTTTGACAGACAACCATAAATTGTACGACATTCCCTTTGTCCGTGAGAATCTTTCTGCAATTGCTGATGCAGCACTACAAACAAGTGGTGTGGTATCTTCTGTGTTGAATGGTGTTGAATGGCAAGGTGGGCATCATCAACATAATCCCAATCAATGTCCCAATTCAACATGGTTGTATGGATACTATAACTTTTTCTCTTCTAGAGTTAAAGATGTGGTAATCTATGATCTGTTCTCTGAAGTAAAAACATGTCTTCGTGACTTCATTGGTATGGAAGAACGAGCATGGACACAGTGTTGGGTCAATTCTCATCTTGAAGGTGGATTGTTGCATAAGCATCATCATGACTATCCTATTCATTGGTATTTGTCCATATATCCTCAGAATACAGAGACTGTGTTTTATAAAGGTGACAATGAACTTTACCGTATTAAGAATGAACCTGGGAAGTTATACATAGGTCCAGGTGACAGATTGCATGAAGTTGTGCAGTCTGGTGAGTTTGATAACATGCCTCGCATTACATTAGCAGGAAATGTTATGAGACCATCAGATACAACTTATCGTGATACTACTCTATCATTTATTCCCATCTAAAGAAATGGAACAGCGCATTAAAATGAGATATGCGTTTGCCATGTCATCATACGGTAGAATGTTTAAACCTTCAGGTATATCACAAGAAATGAGACATCTTTGCAATGAGTGGTCTAAGATTGAAGAACAACCACCGATGGGTG